TGTGGGTGGTATTCCGACATTTATCCCTGACGATGGCAATCGTGGCGGCCATTCTGATTTTGGCGGCGATGGGCGGGATGGTTCTGGCGCACCTAGCGGCCCAAGCAAGGGCGAGTTTGGCGGCGGCGATAGTAAAGATGCTAGCAATTTCAGCTTGGGCAATTATGATTCTAAGGCTGCCTCAAAAGGCAAAGGTCAAAGCCAAGCAAATTTAGAGGCTCAAAGAGCTGCTGCAGAAGCTGCTGCAAGGGAAAGAGCAAAGGAACAGCTAAAGGTTCGTGAGAAAAAAGCCGCTAAAAAAACTTTGCTCGATTATACGCCTGTCGGGATGTTTTCAAAATACATGGGCCAAAAGATGCGTAGTTATTTGGGCGAGCAGCTTGATGCCGAAAACTTTGTCGATGCTATATTTGATCAAAAAGGCAAATACGTTGGTAATGTAACCAAGAACGCTCTTGGTATGAATGTTTTTACCGGCATGAAGGTACAGGGCTACACCGGTAAATATGCTGGCCTTGTTGCTCAAAACACGCCAGGCGACAGAGACGATGAAATTGAAACCCAAGTTGTTAAAGATTACTCCGGTGGCAAATTAGACCCTAACAAAAATGATGATGGCGTGAACCAAGTTTTACCGCCAGAGCCTGAGAAAGAGCTGAAGGAAGACGCCGACCTTGAGAATGAGGCTAAAAAGAAATACGGCCAGATGGAGCAGGTCGAAACAACACCCCAGGGGTTATTGACCAAGGCGCGTACAAGAAGACGAAGCCTGCTGGCTACAGGACTACTGACATGATGCTGGGCAACAAAAAGCCACAGAACATGGCTGGACTGATGGGCGGCAACGCACCGCAGCCAATGTTTCAGAAAATGAATGAAACTACCAATCCGCTTGAGCAGCTAATGCAGAAAGTGTCTGGCAAAACGCAAGGCCGCGCCATGGCAGGCATCAAGCCAATGAGATCAATTTTGAACGGTGGTAAGACCTATGGCTAAAATCGCACCAGATATTGCCGCGCTAGACCGGCGTTACAAAACGCTGTCTGACCAGCGCAAAAACTGGGAGAGCCACTGGCAACAGCTTGCTGATTATATGCTGCCTAGACGCGCTGACATTACAAAGAAGCGGTCAGAGGGCGATAAGCGTACAGAATTAATCTTCGATGGCACTGCGCTACATGCTGTAGAGCTGCTGGCTGCAAGCCTTCATGGCTACATGACAAGCCCGAGTGTGCCATGGTTTAGCCTGGGATACCGGCAGCGCCAGCTACAGGACAGTGATGCGTCTATGGAATGGCTCGAAGACGCACAAAAGCAAATGTATATGGCCTTTAATCGGTCAAATTTTCAGCAAGAAATACATGAGCTGTACTATGACCTGGTGGTTTTTGGCACGGCTTGCCTCTACATCGAGCAAGACATCGATGGCGGTATGCGGTTTAGCTGCAGACATATTGCTGAAATTTACATATCTGAAGATGCCCAGGGGCGTGTCGATACGGTCTATCGTAAGTTTAGCATGACAGCCAGGGCGATTGCTGCTGAGTTTGGCGAAGAGAACCTGCCGCAAAAAATTGCAAAAGATTTAAAGGAACACCCATACGAAGAACACGCACTAATTCACGCTGTATTCCCTAAAGATGGCGTAAAGTCAGATTTGTTTTCACAAATTCAAAAGCCAGTAGGCTCTGTGTATTATTGTGAAGAAACGAAAATGAAGATACGCGAAGGCGGCTTTGACGAAATGCCGCTTTTGGTTGTGCGCTTTAACAAAGACAGTGAAAGCACCTGGGGTAGATCGCCAGCCATGAATTGCCTGAGCGACACCAAGATGGTCAATAAAATGTCGGAGATTACGATTCGGGCAGCACAAAAGCAGCTCGACCCACCGTTGATGGTGCCAGATGATGGGTTTTTGCTGCCTGTACGCACAACGCCAGGCAGTCTGAACTTTTACCGGTCAGGCACCAGGGATCGCATGGAGCCGATGCAGATCGGTGCAAACAATGCCCTGGGCTTGAACATGGAAGAACAAAGACGAGCTGCTATACGCCAGGCGTTTTATGTTGACCAGCTTATCTTGGATAGCAGCCCACAGATGACTGCTACGGAGGTTCTGAGCCGCCAGGAGCAGCGCCTAAGGCTTCTTGGCCCTGTCCTGGGCAGATTGCAGGAAGAACTGCTGAAGCCGCTTATAGACCGGTGTTTCGGTATTATGTTCCGGCAAGGTGCGTTTATGGCACCACCAGAAGAGCTGCAGGGCATGGAAATCGACATTGAGATGATCAGCCCACTGGCTAAGGCGCAGAAGCAAAGCGAGCTGCAGAATACTATGCGCGGCATCGAGGTGCTGTCACAGATGTCACAGATCGCGCCAGTGCTTGACTATATCGACAGTGATCGCCTGGTTAACTACCTGATCGATGTGATGGGCATGCCAGCCGAGATCATCCGGTCAGACGAACAAGTTGCCATGTTGCGGCGTCAACAGAAGATTGCCCAGGCAGAACAGGCTGAGATGCAGCAGGAGCTGCAAGAAGCAGAGGTGGCTAACAAGGTCGCCCCATATATCAAAGCTACATCAGGATAATTATGGAAAACCCAGTAGAGGAATTGATCGCGGCTTACCGCCAGGTGTTCAACACGCCCGAAGGCACAGCCGTGCTGCATGATTTGAAAAAACGGTTTCATCTGTCAGTAACCACATTTGAGCGAGGTGATCCACATTATAGTGCTTTTCTTGAAGGACAACGCAGTGTGGTGCTGATGATCGACAATATGATGGAAGAAAGAAAGGCGCGCCAACAACAAATCGAGGACTAAATGGACGAGACAACCCCAATGGAAGACAGCGGATCTCAACCCGAAGCACAGGCAGTCGAGCAAGCACCGGTTAGCTTTATCGACAGTTTGCCAGAGGATTTACGAGGCGAGCCATCACTGAAAAACTTTACTGACGCAGGGTCATTAGCAAAATCTTTTGTCCATGCCCAGCGGATGATCGGTGCTGAAAAGTTGCCGCTTCCTGGCAAGAGTGCGACAGATGACGAATGGAATACAATCTACAGCAAGCTCGGCAGGCCCGACAGTGCTACAGATTATCAGTTTGACGGTGTGCAAAACCTAGAGGCTGAGGAGGTTTCTTCTTTTGCTGAGGCCGCACACAAAGCTGGTTTAAGACCGCAACAAGCTGAGGCGATGCTCGGCTTCATGGATGGCAGAGATCAGGGCATGTTTGCTCAGTTTGAGCAAGGCACCCAGGAAGCCATCAACGAAGGCTATGCAGAACTGCAGCGTGAGTGGGGGCCAGCTCTTGATGAAAAGATTGGCCGAGCGACAACGGCTTTAATTTCGCTTGGTTTACCGTATGAGCGTGACGAAAACGGCAATGCCTATGTACCGCTCATGGATGAAATAAGGTTGAGTGATGGCCGTGCGTTAGGCGATCACCCAACGATGATTAAGTTGTTTGCGGATATAGCCGACAAGCTGGGCGAAGATACCCTGGCTGGTGCCGCTACCACATTCGAGATGACGCCCAAAGAGGCGCAGGCAGAGAAATCATCTTTGACTGCTCCTGGGACGCCATACTGGGATAATCAACACCCAGAGCATAAAGCAGCAGTGCAGCGTGTTTTGGAGTTGAATGGGATTATTTTCCCCGAAGGACAAGCCTAACGGCCCCTTCCGCATGCCTGTAAGCCAGGTCGATTAGCTGGCGTAACTAGCAGTCACGGCCCCGAAAGGGATAACCAGACGCAATAAACCTATCGTAACTTTGTGAGAAGGAGATTGTGATGTCTTCACAAATCACCACCGCATTCGTGAATCAATTTTCATCGAATGTGACAATGCTCTCGCAGCAAATGGGTTCATTGCTGCGGAGTTCTGTTGATGTTGAAACCATCAATGGCGAAAAGGCGTTTTTTGACCAAGTTGGTCAGGCAGCGGCTGTTCAAAGAACTACAAGAAATGGCGATACACCGCTCATGGAAACACCCCATGCACGGCGTCAAGTCACCTTGAAGGATTTTGAATACGCTGATCTGATTGATGATCAGGATAAAATCCGCATGTTGATTGATCCAACATCAACCTATGCTCGGGCTGCGGCTGCTGCCATTGGCCGTGCTATGGACGATGAGATCATTTCAGCTTTGATCGGTTCAGCCAACACTGGCAAGACTGGTTCAACATCTGTGGCTTTGCCAGCAGCGCAAAAAATCGCTCATGGCTCTGCAGGTTTGACCATTGCTAAGTTGGTTGAAGCAAAGCAAAAGTTGGACGAAAAGTCTGTTGATCCATCTATTCGCCGGTACATTGCTGTGTCGCCAAAACAGATCTCAGATCTGTTAAACAACACAACAGTCACCAGCGCAGATTTCAACACAGTCCGTGCTTTATCGACTGGCTCGATCAACGAGTTTGTCGGCTTCACCTTCATCGTAACTAATCGTCTGAGTACCGATTCCAATAGCGACCGCCAGGTTATTGCCTGGGCGCAAGATGGTTGCAAATTGGCTATGGGTAAAGAGCCGACTAGCCGCATTGAAGAACGTGCTGACAAGTCTTACGCAACCCAGGTCTACTACTGCTCGTCTTTCTCTGCGACACGCATGGAAGAAGAAAAAGTAGTTGAGATCGCTTGTTCAGAGTAAAGGAGACTGAATAATGGCTACTGTTTACTCAACACAGCGCACGAATGCTCGTGCAACCCCTGTGGTTATGAACAAGGCAAATGAGCTTGGCGGTCGTGTCCGTGTAGCACATGGCGTGTATGAAGCATCAGCTTTGGCATCTGGCGATGCCATCGAGATGTTTTTGCTGCCAAATGGCGCACGGATCTTGTCAGGTTCATTAGCTCATGACGCAATGGGTTCATCTACTACTCTGTCAGTAGGTCACGCAGCCTACACAGATTCAGATGGCACTGCTGTTGCTCTCGATGCTGATGAGTTCAAAGCTGCTGCTGCTTCAACCTCTGCTCAAAAAGTGGATGTTGCTGCAACATTGGCTCTCGGCTCAGGTATTGAGATCGATGCGAATGAAGATGGCTATCCAGTAACTGTCACAATGGGCGGTGCCGCAGGCACAGGCACCATTGAACTGACAATGCTGTATGCTCTCGACTAAAACTAAGGGCAGCCCTTTGGGGCTGCCTTTTCCCTTTTACGGAGATCGCTGATGCCAAGTGTCGTTGATATATCAAACGCTGCGCTAAACATGCTGGGCGCTACAAACATCACCAGTTTGACAGAGGACAGCAAAGCAGCTCGATTGGTAAATCAGCGTTATACTGCTGTGCGTGATGCTGTTTTCCGCAGTCACAACTGGAACAGCTTGATTGCTAGAGCAGAGCTGGCCAGGTCTTCTACAACACCAGCATTCGGATATGCCTACCAATACCCACTGCCAAGCGATTGCTTGCGCGTCTTAGAATTTACTAACGG